TTAGATTATAAACTATATAAAGAAATGATGTTCTATATATTTATAATAGAAAACAATGTCAGAAAAAATTAAGGTGAATTCTGAAAAAAAAAATATTTCTACTAATATAATGAATAATAAATATGCAATGATGTATGTTCATAAATTAATTCAAGGCTCAAAAGTACCAGCTACCAAATGGAAAGAGCCTTGTAATCAAGAAAAAATCTCTATTGAGATGTATATGGAACATAACGTCAAATATGAAGGTTCTGGTTATGAAAGAAATTATGGCATTATTACAGGTAAGAAAAATAATCTTTGTGTGATTGATATTGATTGTCAAAAAGATATTGAAAATGGCAAACAAAATATCTTTATGACAACACATGGTGAAGTCAATGATTGGGTCAACAAATGGCAATGCCCAGTTGTGAAAACACCAAGTGGTGGATACCATCTTTATTTTCAAGAAGAAGCCCGAGTTGCACAAACTCAAAATGAAGAGACTAATATTGATGTAAGAGCCGAAGGGGGCTATATTGTAGCCCCAGGGTCTGTTGTCAAGGGTAAGTATTATTATATTATCGAAGGTGATATTTGTAAAATACCAAAAATGCCAGAAGAATTAATACAATTTATGGAAAAAAATTATAAGGGTTCTGGTGGTTCAAAACCAAAAACTCGTGTCAAGAAAATCAAAGATGAAAAAGGTAAAGAATTTATTGTTGAAGAAATTATTGGATGCGATCAAAGCTTATATTGTTATGATTATTCTGATTACATGTTAGAAAATATTATCAAGGGGCTACCAGATGACTATTTCAATTCATTTCAAAAATGGCTCATTTTTAGTACTGCAATGAAACAGATTGACAGAGAAGACCTTTGGGAGAAATATAGTAAAGAAAGATCTAACAAAGAATATAATGAAGCTCATAACCAAGCTATTTATGATGGTATCACAGGTCATAAAACCATTTTAGCTATGAACCATCTTCTTCTCAATACTTCATACAAAAATGCAAGAACCACTCTTGATTATTATAAATACAAACCAACTCTTGAAAATAAAATTGATGGCAATGAACAAATCAATCGTAGAAAACTTGGTATTAATGAAAATGATGAACAAGAAGATTATTTTGCAAAGCTAATTGAATATGGGCAAAGATATATCATGGTGAAGTCTGATACTGGCACAGGTAAAACATCAGCCTTTCAGAGAATGATGGCTAACAAAAAAACAAAGTTTCTATCTATTGTATCGAGACAAACACTGGGTCAAGAACAATACAATAATTTTAATAAAAATGGGGTTGAATGTTATTATTATGAATATGATAATTTTGAAGAACCAACTATTTCTTACATTTGTCAGATTGATAGTATTTTAAAATTAAGATGGTATGCCAGTCAAGGTTGGTTGGATGATTACATTGTTTTTATGGATGAATTCAATTCTATCATTAAATATCTGTTTACATCATCAACTCTACAAGGTGTAAGAATACCAGTTCTTGATACCTTACTTGATATTCTTGATCAATGCAAATACGTCTTTATGACTGACGCTGATATTTCTGATAATAGTATTGAATTTATCAAACAAAATCTCGATAAAGAAATGAATAAAACTTTATTTATTGAAAATCAATTCAAACATAATCAAGGTAAAGAAGCCGAAGAATTATTTTCTTATGATAACATTATTGAAAAAATGAAAGATGAAACTGAAATGATTGTATGTTGTGATGAAGCCAGAACTTGTCATTTAATAGAAGATGAACTGAAAAAACATGAAAATAAAAAAGATAAAAAAATTGTTGTTATTGATAGATTAACAAAAGAAGAAATCTTACAAGGCTTCAATATGGACGAATGGGATATTGTAATCTTTTCACCAAAGATTGTATATGGTTTAGATAGTACAAGAGCTCGACCCGTATTTTGTGTCTATCAAGAAAGTACAATTGACCCGAAAGATATGGTACAACAAATCAACAGAAACAGAAATATCACGAAGCTATGGTTTTATTTTATGAGAAAAAAATGTCGTGATTGTGTATTTAATACATTTGAAGATTGTGTTGAAGATACACTCAATGTCAAAAAATGGTGTGAAAAAAATGATCATCTACATCAAGAAATGAATTTCACTGGTAAGATGTATCAAGATATTTTTAATAGATATAAATATGATGAAGATTGTTTTAAAACTAACCCATCAGCTCATTTCAGACAAATCATCAAACAAAGGGGCTTCAAGGTTTTTACAACTATTGCACAAAGTAAAGGTATTACAGGTCAGCTCAAAAAAGATAAAAAAAGAAGGGTTGAAGATATACACCCAGATTTACCATTTGTTCAAGAACAAAATAAAATTCTCAATCTACCAGAACAAGCTATCAGGGATAACGCAGATATATTCTTAAAAAGTAATTTCATTTCACAATTTCTAAATGCCAGAACTTATCTATTTTCAAAACATGGTGAAAAATTCAGCCCAGAAAAAAATAAATGGGTTGATGAGTTTGAAAATGAAAATGAAAGGCTCGAAAATTTCATTTCTACACTCAAAGATAAAATCAGAGATACAGAAGAGTTTGATATCAATAAAATCAAAACAGCTAAAAATAAAATATTATTTATTGAAGATGTAAGACAGAAATTAGAATTAAAAAGTAGATTAACAATTCAGGGTATGAAAGTTATGAATGCAGAAGATGCCAAAAATTATCATAGTGAATATCTTGCCACTTTTGGTTCAAAAAGTAAGAGTGAAGAAAACCCTTTTGAAACCGAACATGGTACTCAAAAGCTTATGATCAAAATGTATAAAAATGTATTTGGCTGTGCACCATTCTTCGGTAAAGAAAAGAAAGTAAAAAATGATGATGGCACGAGAACTTCAACTTGGGAATATAAAGATGGTGAAAATGCACAATGGACAAAAATGTTTGAAATTCAAAAGGCAAGTAGATTTAATATGAAGAAAATGGCTATGGATAAATATGAAGAAGATTGTGCCAAGCCAGAATGTTTACTTGATGATTATGATGATGATGATGATGATGAGTGATTTGGTTGGGTCGCTTGTCGAGACTTTTGCAATTATTTATATTATAATTATTTTGGATATTTATAGACAAAATTAATATTTCTTTTTTTTTTGTTTATTCTTTTTTTTTGTAGCCCCCATTTGTTCAAATATATCTTGGGGTTTAATTTTATCTTTCTCTTGGGCTTTTTCTACGTCATGTTGTAAAGGCTGTTTATAAGTTTGTTTTTTGGGATCTAATGGCATCATAGTTTTACCTTTTGGCATTTATTATATATTTTTATTAAAAAAAAAAATTCAAAAAAATAATATTTTAATTAATATAAAATGTCATTAGTTATATGTTCAAATCAGGAGAAAGATGGAACAACCGAACGCCAACGTCAATCTGTTTATAACGCATGGGCTTTCAGAAACCCATTGTCTTCTACCATGACGATACCAGCCAATGCACAAGTAGCCTTACAATCATGTAAAGTAAATGTTGATGGGCGAGCTGTATTCAGTAGAAACAATCATAAGTTTTATCATTATTTCGGGGATAAATTAAATCTCGATGGTTCTACCCCACCACAGATTGAAGATAGTACTTCTTACCCATTAATTACAACCTTAACAAATGATAGTGAAACGGGGCAAGCCGTAGAAATGGGTGTTGAAGATTTAGCCAATAGAATTCAAGAACAAATAAGATCTACAACATATCACCCCAACGCCAAAGAAGCTTTTAAATGTTCTGTTTTAAGAAATGATGATAACCTTGATTTTGTTGGTTTCAAATATGAATTTATACAGAATGCCAGTAATGCAAATGTAAATAATAGACCAGCTAATAGTGGGTTTGAAGATTTTTACAGAGAAGATCAAGATGAAGGTATTTTCTCTTATATCAATAATATATTTCAAAGAGAGACAGATGACAGATATGATAAATGTTGTGCCATTGCCAAAGCTCAACCATTTTCATTAACCAATGGCTCATTTATTGTTGAAATCAATAATGGTTCATTTGCCAATGTAAATAGTTCAGGGGTTGAATGGCACGTTGGTTTATCTCGGGCTGTGAACCAGTTGGATAATGATGGATATTATATGCCAAATTATGCCGTTCAAACTGAAGATGATGATTTACCATTTGATGAAGAATGTTTTATGGATTTCGCTGTTGCCAGAGATAACGAAGATAAATTGAGATGTTATCATTATATTCATGATAGTTCTTTATTTGGTGGTGATAGAATTATGAAAAAAGAAGTTAAATATTATAATAATACAAATAGTTCATTTACAGCTGGTGAACCTTTTGATTTAAATGCAAGTGATAACGCTGGTGATTATTCAAAGGTTGGCTTCTTTTCAGAAGGTGAAAACATGAAAGTTATGTTGTATAATGGCTCATCTTCTAATTGGGAATTGATAACGGAGTTTGATAATGGTGAAAGTTATGAAACCTTTTTTAAACCAATTAATCAATCTTGTATATGTTTACACCCCGTGTTGTGTATTGGTGAAGATGGTAATGCGAGTAAATGCACGATGAGAATTGAAGAATTTTCTGGTTTAGATTTGGCTGATTATGATGCCACAAAAATAAATAAAGGTGGTTGGTTTGAAACTCTCGAAATTCTTGGAAGAACTTTTAGATGTAAAGAGTTAGAAAAAAGAGATTGGAATGATTATGGTGTTAATGACAGACAATATAAATTATTGAATGCGTCTGGTGGGGTTAATTATTCTTTTGTCATGATCACAGAAGAAAGTAATATTTATAAACCAACCTTTGGAGCTAATGCAAAAACAATTCTTGGATTTAATCGCGGTATTATAGACATACCAAATAGTGGGGCTGGTACAAATAATATTATCTTTCAGAGTGATTTTAAACCCAAGTTAACTTCATCAAAAGCTATATTTGTAAAATTAAATAATTTTGGTCAAGATGTAGTGAATGCACACCAAGGTAATAAATCAAAAATTCTATGTCATTTACCAAGATTTGATAATACAAATGAAACTGGTAGATTATATTTTGAACCGAATGAAATGGTTTTTATTGATCTGAATAACGCACAAGAATTAAAAGTGAATGAGTTTGATATTTCATTCTCATATATTAATGAACAATATGCCACAATCTTACAAGGTCAAAGTATAGTCTGTTTATATTTCAGAAAGAAACCAAAAGAACTAATGTAAATAGATTATTTAATTAAAAAAAAAGAATTGATTTTTTAGAAATTTTTAGTAATTTTTATTTATTTTTAGAAATATTTTATATATTATTATTATAAAATATGTCAGGAAAACAACCACCAAGAGTTCAATTAAATTTCGAGCCAGATTATGAACCGCCACCCATGCAAGAGAAACCCGATATTGATATTAATATAAAAGATGTTGACGTACAAGAAGAGACTAATGACATGATGCCAGAAGTAGTTGAAAAAGAAAAAATAAATGAGAGAGATATTTTTGATAATATACCAGATGAAGTAAATGAAGAAACAGGTGAAAAGAACCCGAATTTTATTTATGAAGAACCAACGCCCAAACCGAAGCCAGTAAAGGTTAAGAAGGCAAGAAAGCCCATGAGTGAAGAACATAAGATGAAGTTGGCTTTGGCTCGTGAGAAAGCTATGGCTGTAAGAAAAGCCAACGCCGAAGAAAAGAAGAAAATGAAGGCGTTAGAAAATGAAGAGAAAGAATTATTAAAAACACAAAAGATTAAGAAATTTCAGAAATTAAAGAAAGAAGTTGAAGAACCAGATGAAGAAGTTAAAGAAATAAAACATGTGCCACAACAGGCAATTTCTGGTTTAACTAAAAAAGATCTTGAAGATGCACAATATGAAGCCATTGTAAAATATGAGACATTGAGAAAACAAAGAAAGGCAATAAAGAAAGAAGAAGAAATGAGAGAGAAACAAAAGAAAGAATTAATGAGCCAATTAAAACCGCGACAATACCAATACAGAGATGGCAGTAATCGGTGGGACATGTGTTATTAGTGTTTTCTATTCGCTCTCTTGTCGAGACTTTGTCAATTTATCTTCTAATATTTATTTTGGATATTTATAGACAAGTTCTATTTTTCACATAGAAAAGAGAATATATTTATAGACATCGTTTATTTAACATTATTTTTTTCTAATTTAATATAAATGGGATTTATATTAAGTTGTTCAACCATACCTTCAAGAATTGAATATTTATGTCAAATTATACCAATGATGAAAATAAGATATAAATTTTTTGTGATTAATATTTGTACACATTATAAAAGATTTGGTGAATTTAAATTACCAAAATGTTTATTGAATTTATGTAAAAAAGATAAACGTGTTGTATTTAATTTTATTTATGATTATGGGGCTGTTTGTAAATATATTGGTGGCTTTCAATTCATGAAAAAAAAGAAGTTATATGATGATAAATTAATTATTATTGATGATGATACACTTTATAATAAAGATTTATTTTATGAATTGATGGATGAAAAAACCAAAAATAATATTACAACTGGTTCTGGTTTTAATTATGATCAAAATAGAAATTATAAAATTGTTCATGGTGAAACAGAAATGGTTGAAGGCTACGCTGGTGTTTGTTTTAATTATGATCAACTTTCAGATTTCATTTTATTTTATTCTAATTATTTCAAATGTATAGATAATTTTAAATCTGATGATTTAGTACAAAAATATTTATGTGCAAGTTTTCTTGGTGATGATTTTATTATATCTAATTGTTATGAAGATAAATGGGCTATCTCAAATGGAAGACAATTAATTAACCCACAAGGCTACGGGTTTACAGAAGACGCATTACATAAAAATAATATCTTTGGTTCTAACATGGGTTCATATAATTTCTTACATCAAAATATTAAAATATTAAATACATTCAAATTAAAATATAAGTTAAATAAAGAGATCAATGACAACCAACTCCCCAAGAGTTCTATTTTGTAGTTTAAGTAATAGACCTGAATTTTCAGAAAAAATATATCAATCAAATCGAGAATATTTTAATAGATATAATATTGATTTTATTATTGAAAATAAAGTGTTATGTGATAAAAGATGCCCAGCTTGGTCAAAGATATTATTATTACAAAGAGAATTAGAGAAAGATTATGATTATGTTGTTTGGATAGATGATGATATATTAATTACAAATCATAAAATAGATTTCAAGGTGATTATAAATATGTATGATTTTGATAATATATTAATTGATAATAATGGTGGTACTAATACATGGAAACTAAATTCGGGAATATTTGTTTGTAAAAATAATGTAGACACAAAAGAATTTTTAAAACATATTTGGTCAACCGCTGATAAATACCATTATCATAATGGAGTATGGGAAAATGATACCATGAATAATTATCATGTGGCTAACCCTGATGATAAAATAATAAAAATTATACCACATAGAATAATGCAATCATTTACTCACTATCATAAAAAGGGTGATTTCGCAATTCATTTTGCGGGAATAAATATGGAAAGAAGAATGAAATTAAGAGATGAATATTTATCAAAGATTATCAAATAAAAAAGATAATTAAATAAAAATAAAATATATATTATAATAAATGAAATATCAACAATATTTAAATCAGAGAAAATCAACATTTACAAAAACATTTGAATTATTGAAAGACAAAAATAATATTGTTATTGTTGAGTTGGGAACAAGTCGGAGTTTTAAAAGTTGGGGTATATCAAGTGATATCAAAGATTGGTATAAAGATCACCCGCAAATGTGGGCTTGGTCTGATGGTTGTTTTACAAGATTATTCGCTGATAATTTAGAAGGTAAAAATTATACAATCTATACAATTGACCCATGCCCGCAAGCTATTAAAGTTGTAAAAACTATGATTGGAGATAATCAAAAAGTAAAGATTTTACAAACTACAAGTACAGAATTTTTAAAGAATTTCAATGATAAAATTGATTTACTTTATATGGATCATTTAGAGAGTGGTGAAATGGCATGTAAAGTTCATTTGGACGATGCAAAGATAGTATTAAATGAAGATTTAATGAAAGATGATGGAATTATTTTAATTGATGATTGCCCAGAAGGTTCAATTGGAAAAGGTAAATATTCAATACCTTATTTATTAGATAATGGTTATCAAAATATTTTACATGAATATCAAATGATTTTAAAAAAATAATAATAAAAATAAAAATATATTTATTAAATATAAATGTCATCTGATGAAGAACCTGAAATTCTAACAATTAAAGAAAAGAAAAAGACAACTAAAAAGAGAGCCCCAAAAATATATAAAGTGAAAGATTTAGATGGTGATGAAAGGTTTAAAGATATTCACCCGAATTTACCCCAGTGCCCGAGCTGTTGTATTTTAGTTGGGGCAATAAAAAGTTCTAAATCTAATTTAATTGTCAATATGTTAATGAGCCCAGAGATGTATAAAGATAAGTTTGATATTGTAAGGGTTCTATCAACTACTTTACACATGGACGACAAAGGTAAATTATTGAATAGATATTTTGATGCCGATGATCATTATGAAGATAAATTCATTGATGATATCATACAATCACAAGGTCAATATTCAAAATTGGAAAGACCGACGTATTGTTTAGTTCTCGATGATTGTTTAACAGCTGATTTCTGTAAAAGAAATAATAAGCTTGCCTTTTTTATGACAAAAATGAGACACTATATAGATATGTGTGTATTGTCTGTGCAATCAATAAATCATATACCGCCACTCATAAGAGCCCAAGCCCGAGATATCATTATAGCTCGCCAAAATAACCACAAAGAAATAATTAAACTTCAAGAACAATTTAGCGGTTTACTTGGTGAAAATGGAGATAAGAAATTTATGGAATTATATAATCATTGTCATTCTCAACCATATCATTTTATGTATATGAAAGCTTGTGAGAACCCATGTGAAGTATATTATGATTTCACTGAAAAAATCTACCCAAAAGATTAACCATCTGGTTATTTTAGTTTTATTATTTTTTTATTCAAAATAAAATATTTTTAATAATATAAAATAATGGAAGACGTATCAAATCAGTCAGCGATAGCCAATGGCAACGCACGTATGAATTCTGTAAGGCAATTGAACGAACGTATAAGAGAACATAATGCAGATGTTGCCGATCAAATACAAAATGCCCGTGAACAATTAAAAACATCACAAACAATAGCCAATGCACAAAATGCGGGCATGGCACTTTGGAAAGGTTCAAAAATGCCTGACGCTGTAAAGGCTTACAAAGATTATAGAGCTAAAAACCTTGGTCAAAAACAAGGTTCTAACCCAACAAGTGATTATGAAAATTCAAATAAACCTGATACAAGTGGTGGTCTTGAAGATGCCCAAACCCCCGCTCAAACAACAGATACACCACCAGCCGAGCCAGTTGCAGAAGGTTCTACAACTGGGGCAAGTATTTCAGAAGATGTTGAAGCTACGGGATCTAAATTAACCGATGGTATGCCAAAGGGAGCTTTAACCGAAGCGGGTGAAAGTAAGATTGGTAAGATTGCTGGGGCTGGTGGTGAAGTTGCGGGAACATTAATGAGTGGTGCGATTGGTGGCATGGATTTATATGAAGATATTAAAAATCATACTATTACTGGTAATAATTGGGAAGAAAAAACTGGTAATATTTTACAGATTGGCGGTTCAATTGCAGATGTTGTTGGCACATTCTACCCACCAGCTAAATTAATTGGTGGGGCATTAGATTTAGCTTCTGGGGCAATTTCAGAAATTGGTGAACAACTCGATACAACTGATAGTGATAAATTAACACAAGAACAACAAAAAGAAACTATTTCACAAGTGGCAGTTGCCCCACAGACGACCGAAGCGTCGGCAACTATTCAGTAATATTATTTTCACATGTCGAGACTTATTCAATTATTTATATTATAATTATTTTTGATATTTATAGACAAAAGATCATTTATAACTTTTTTAATTTTTTTTTATTATTTATTTTTATATTTGTATAAATATAAAATGTCTTACTGGCGAGCTGATGATAGTGTACGCGTTGGTCAAAAGAAAATCTCAATACCTTCTGAAAATGGTTTAGAATATAAGCCTGGTCAAAAAATTCAACTTTTCGTTGACCCTTCTACAAGATTTCTCGATGGCAAAGAAAGTTATTTATCTTTTGATTTTAAGATTTCTCTACCTTCTGGTGTTGGGGCTAATGAAAGAACCCGCCTTCAACTTGATAAATGTTCTTCAACTTTAATCAAAAATATTAGAATTTATGATGGTTCACGTGGTCAACTTTTAGAAGAACTTTCTGAATATGCAACTTATGTAAGTGTAAAATATGACTATGATAAAGATAAAAATGATGAGAATTTAAGAGCTCTTCGTGAAGGTTGCCATGTATACCAGCCAGCCAATCGTGGTACAGAAGGCACAACTCAAACGCCCATGGCTAATACTATTACCAACCCATATTTCAAGAAAACTTCTGGTGATCAGAACGCTTCTTTTGGCAATGATGATTTCTTAACTGCCAAGCTATGTCTACCACTTCACACGGGTATTTTTGCACAGAGTGAAACAATCTTCCCTGTAATGATGACGCAAGGTTTATATATTGAAATTGACCTTAATGAAGCTGAAAATGTATTAACCCAGTTAGAAAGTGTTAATCGTGATCGTAGAACTGAACTCAACCCATACTTTCATTCTCTAAATGGTTCAAGTGCCCCTGATGACTGGGGTAATGGCGACGCTTCTGATACTTTCTATGTATCTCCGAAGAATGGCTACAACGCTTCAACCGCTGATGATATTGTGGCTCGCTTCCCATTTGTTGTTGGTGAAACTATTAATTTCTGCCGTTCTAATAATAATGGTTCATTTTCAACTCTTTCTGCCTTGGCTGTAATTTCTGAAATTAACCTTTCTTCAAATGCCAGTGATGATTATGGTTTAATTGAAGTTAAACTGGCAACTGCCGTCACCAATAATACGCCAACCGCGGTAGATCTTGTTAGTGAAGAATGGGTCATGTATTCGAGTGCGTGTGAGCGATTGGCGAGTTATGATGCGTCATATACAATTTCAAATGTAAATCTTGTTGTAAGCCAAGTAATGCTTGACCCTGGTTATGAGCGTGGTATGATACAGAAGGTGAGAGAAGGTAAGGCTATCGAGTTTGATATCATGACATACAATAATTATAAACATTCTATTTTAGCTTCTGAACGTCAAAGTAATATCCAGATTTTCGCGAATAATTCTCGGGCGAAATCTTTATTAATTGTACCACAAGATAGTTCAGTTTATAATAGTGCTGAAAAGAAGACTGGTAAGGCTGGTTATGCAATTAAAGGTTCTGAAGCTAATGTTTCTACCCAAACAGAAAAAGATGATCAAGATACGGCACTTATGAATAATAGAAGTTCTCATACTGGTATTATTGATTATCTTTCTGAAATTCAATATCTGATAGATGGCAAGCGTGTTCCATCACGTCCGATATCTGTTAAGAAAACGGCAACAAGAAATTCAGTTGATGCCTTCCATCTTTACGAGCTTGAAAAATGCCTTGATAACGCTGGTATTCAGCCAAAGTCTTTCCAGAATTATTTAGAGAATTTCTGTTTTGGTCGTGGCTTCTCGGCTGGCGGTCAGAAGGGGGCACAAGATTTAAGGGGCAAAGATTTATCTGTAATTCTCAAATATCAAGAGAGTACCGCACCAACCAAGCCGAAGCTTTTTAATTGTTTTGTATTTGGTCTACGCAGATTAATCTTGAAAGATAATTCAATTGATATTATCATGTAAATATTAACAATTAACTTTTTTTTATTTATTTTTTTTCTAAATATATTATATTTTAAATAATATAAAAATGACAAGTAGATACATTGAAATTCGCCCTGATAATATCCCCGCAGATGGTAAAATATCTTTTAAAAATGGTTTTCCCGTTCTTTCATTCACTATTTCAGCCCAAGATGGTCTACTTGACCCACGTAGTGTTAGAATAGTTGGTAATTTTAATGCATACAAAGATAATCTCGCAACTCCAACCCCTTTAACTAATGGTGATGGTTTAACCATGAATAATCGCCTTGGTATTTATAATTGTTTTGAAAGTCTTACAATTAGATCTCATAAGTCAAAAATGATCTGTGAAAATATAAGGCATTATTCAAAATACCTTAATACATACCTTGGTCTAACTGGTTCACTTCAAGATCAGATGGGTCATTTAGCCCAGACATGTCTTATTATGCCCAATTCTGAAACTTTCAGAAAATCAGTTGTTGAAAGCCCAAATACTGACGCCCCACAGACTAACTCTTTCAGCTTTCACATTCCAAGCGGGTTCATGATGGGCGGTAATCTTATTAATCTACGCCCTGATGCCTTTGGTGGTTTACAGATTGAATTTCAGCTTCAACCAGACGCAAATGTATTTTATGCAATTGGTGGTGTTGCCACTGGTCTACTCGACGCTCATTATGAGCTAACCAATCTCAAACTCTGTTGTGAAGTTCAAGATATCCCACAAGGTGAATTAACTGGTGATGAGAGCCAAGGTGTATACAATTTCAATACAATTACTTCTCTTTACACTTCTATCAATTCAGCCAATGCACAGCTTCAATATTCTCTTGGGTTAAGAAATGTTCAGAGTGCCTTTATGACTTTCATGCCCGTAGCCAATATTAATACTCTAACAAATGATGGTCAAGCTACAACTTTCCCGTCTGGTAAGGGTTCGAGTGATACAGACCTTGCCTTTTTCAAAAGAATTCAGTTTCTCAAAGGTGGCACTAAATACCCCGCAGATTTTGATTTTGTAAATAATATTATTACTAATGGCAGTTCTAAAATGCCAGACCCCCAGATTGTTAAGGGTTTTATTGAAGCTGTACAGCCAGATTATGGTGGCGATCGTGTCTCTATTTCGCCAGTAAATGCCAATCGTGATTACAACATGACAATCGCCAATAGCCCAGCTTCTTATTCTACTATTCCAGAAGGTGGGGCTCTTACTGGTCTTGGTGTCAAATATGGTCTTGGTGGTGGTGGTGAAGATTTCAGCCTTGAACAATTTGGCGTTAGTATTGAGAGTGAATTAGATAGAGATAATCCCGTTGGTGTTTACATATTTATTAAGGCACGTGCCCAGCTTGTCTATAATTCTAATGGCATTCAAATAATCCAATAATTGTCTATAATTATCCAGTTTTAATATTAATAAAATAATTGACAAAGTCTCGACAAGCCATTTTATTTTCTATTCACATATATTTTTTAATTTTTTTTTATAGACAAATTTTATATTTAAATTAATATAAATATAAACATGAGTGATCCAATGCCAGCTCCACCCCCGACACAGACGAACGAAGTGCCACTTGATAGTGGTGCCCCAATCCCCAACTTTCTCCAATTACAACAGATACCCGTAAATTACATACAACAAGTAGAAACTGATTTACTTGAACCAGTTGTATTTTCACAAGGTTCGGCAACTTCTGATGGTTTCTGTCGTTTCACATTACAGAACAAAGGTTTTCTTCATTCTCATTCAAAGATATTTGTAAGTGTACAGCCTTCGGCAACAAATGAAGATGTTTATTTCGCTCCCCATCTTGGCGTTGCACAGATTGTCAAAAAGGCAGTTTTAAAAATTGGTAATAAGACCCTGAATGAACTTGATAGCTGGGCTGGTCTCCACGCAGTTAAATCTTCTCTAATTTCAAATGAAAATAATTTAGAAAGAGAAATGTATATGAATGGTCGCAGTATGTCTCATAAATTCGTATACAATGCTTCAAGTATTGTAAACGCTTCGGCTCTTGGTCTTGATACTGGTGTTGAGAATGATGCAGACGCTGACGCTCTCTTCTTACCTGATGCCCTTACAATGAGTGGTGTAAATGCGACAGAGAAGGCTTCATGCCCTTCATTCATGATTGATTTATCTGACCTTTTCCCATTCTTAAAGGTTCACCAGCTACCGCTTTACATGATTAACGAGCCAATCAATATTGAACTCACATTTCACCCAACTACAAAGTTCCGTGCCCAGATTGCTTCTGGCGACACGGCTGATATTGCTATGAATATTGATCAGAATGAATTAAAATTCTGTGCAGATTATATTTTCTATGGTGCGAGTGATGAGATGGCAAGATATGCAAATGCCAATAAAGATCTAAATTTCTCATTTGTAGATTATCGTGTAATTGAAACTACAACAAGCTCTACGTCTCTATCGAGCGGTGTTATTAGAAATCTTGGTATGGCTAATCGCATGTGTCCACGTGTAATAACTACATTCCCTTATGATGAAGATACATACAATGAAGAGACTATACTTGGTCAGTATTCTTCTATGGCTCCATTCCTGAATGCATCTGGTGTTCAGACTGGTAGCCTTCGATATAATATTCGCTATAATGATAGATTTGAATATACTTCTGATGTTGATAATACGGCACGTCTATTCAGTATTTTTACTGATAGTGAAGGTGTACCATTTTTGACCCGAGCTGAATATTGTGGTCAAGGCGACGCAATTACAGATACAGAAGCTTTTGAAGGTAGAGAACAGAAGGGTAATCTTGATGGTCATTTCTTCTATCTATCTACAAGGTTAAGTAATGGTCGTGTTGGTCAGCGTGGTCTTGAATTACATATCAGCGGTGATTGGGCTTCAAGTGGTCGCCAAGTTAGTAAGCTTCGATGTTATTGTGAATACATGCGTGTAGCTCGTTTGACTGATGGTCATGTAGAAATCTACAATGCATAAATAATTTAAATTTTTTATTATTATTTAAAAAAAAAATCTTGATTATATTATAAATATAATGAAGATTAATTCTGAAAACACAACCGAAGATATTAAGAAATCTCGCCCCAACTTAAAAACCAATACTATTAAACAATATGAAATTCATTTGAATAAATTAAAGAAAATGTTTGAAAGTGATAATTATGATTTTCTTTCAAAACCAGAAGATGTAATGTCAAAAATATCAGCCAATCATTATACTTCACAGAGAAATACATTAAATGCAGTTATAATATTATTAATGGCTTTGAACCATGATGAGAGATATGATAAATTAATTGAAGAATACCAAAAAATTCGAGATAAGTTAAATGATAAATATTTAGAAGATCAAAGCTCGGGTAAGATATCAGAGAAACAAAAGAATAATTTTGTTGAATTAAATGAAATTGAAAACATGTTAAATAAGATGGCTGGTGAAATAAAAGATCAAGGTTTAAAAAAGAAAGAAACTTTGAATTCAAAAGAAAAAGAATTATTAATGGTTTACACAATTTATTATTTTTTAAAAAGATATCCATTAAGAAATGATTTGAGCGGTATGAAATATATTACCAAAACAGCTTATAATAAATTAAGTGAAGATGAAAAGAAAGCTGGTAATTTTATGGTAAATGAAAAGAATAAAATGACAGCTATTTTAAATGAATATAAGACAAGTAAGAAGTATGGTGAAAAGAAAATTCACATCGATAAAGATATTGAAAAGATTTTAAGAATGTATATTAGAAAAACAGATAAGAAGCTTGGTGATGTATTATTTGTAAGTTCAACTGGCAACCCATTAAGTCGCAATGCATTATCTCAATTATTAATAAAGACATCAAAGAAATATTTGGGTAAATCAATAAGTACTACCATGATGAGAAAGATAGTAGTATCAGATAAGTTTGGTGATATGGCAAAAGAACAGAAAGAATTAGCTGATGTGATGGGGCATGATGTAGCCACACAGAATTTAGTTTATAATAAAGAAAAATAATTATTTTAAAATAAAATATTTGATAGAATATAAATGTTGTATTATTTAGCTATCTTAAAAGAAAAGTGTGATTGTTTTAAAGATAAAGAAAAGAAAGAGAAGAGAGACAGAGAAATATTAGATATGATAAATGATATTGTAAAAACACAAACTGATTTAATTGAATTGTCCAGACAAATCCAAAAAAAAATATAATATAATAATTGGATAAGTATAGACAGATTGAAAAGTCTATACAGAAGTGATACTCCCAATCTTAACATTAATAACATCTCTATTTTGTTTGAAGCCATGTCCACAATCTCTAAATTGTTCTTCATTATAATAATCTTTTTTATCCCAATTAATTTTCCAGTAGAAATATTTACCTGAACATTTCCATACAATATAAAAATCAAATTCTTTAAGATTATTCAATCTTCTTCTTTTATTAAATTGATATGCAAATCTCATCTTGGGGGCATCAAAATACAAGCTATCAATTTCAATTACATTACCTTTTCTTGTAGTATGTAAGAATTTACCATTTTTAAATTCTGTGTTATCTCTTGTTTTTAATTCAACCATCATAAACTTAAACTTATTAAAATAATCAAAGTGTGCAAATTCATCTTCGTCATGTGTTAAATTAATATTAAATATTTTTTCGAGATCTGGCTTTGATTGAATTTCAGATTGTTTACCACGTTTGTAATCAATGTCAAATTGTGTCATTTACTTATATATATATTTTATTTTGGCAAAATGAACGCATAATCTAACATTATTAGTATTTAAAGGGTATAATAATGGCATTTTAAGGGTAATAATCTAAAATAATGACTATTTTATACTTAAAGTTATTGATAATTTTAAAATTAGTTATGTTTAAGTATCAATAATCATCATAAAGTTAGAATATTACCATTTAAAAGATAGAATATATATCATAATATTAGATTATGACTATATTTAATGGTAATCAAGGGTCGGTATGTCTTTATTATAAAGGTTTACTCATATCTTCTTTCCCACTCACAAATAAAAAAACTATTCAAGCTTATTTATATCAAGGTGAAGAATTAATTTTCAAATCAAAAGGTATTCCAATCAAAGTACAAATTAAAACTTATTTACATTTCTGCAATCAAATTTATAATAGAAAAATAAATAATCAACCAATTAGAAGAAGTGATCATATCTATTTTCTAAATTGTTTGACAGCTTTATTAAGATTGAAAATAATTGACAATGATGAACAGAATGGCTACATGTGTTTTAAAAAAAAGAAATTTAAATCATCTTCTTAATTCTTTCATCTTCCAATACTTCTTTATTTTTAATAATATATTGAATTACGCTCTCGTGTTTTTTCTTTTTAGCTTCTGCCTTTTCAGAAGCTGTTTTCTTTTTCGGGGCTGGTACAACTTCTTCAGCCTTCTTTAATGTTATTTGTTTTCCCCTTTTAACATTCGCAAATAATTTCTTTTTTTCATGGTCAACTGAATATCCATTCTCTTTTATTATTTTTTCCATTTCTTCTACACTTGCCCCACGTGGTATTTTAATTTTAGATAAGACATTATGAGCTCTTACAAGTTTTCTTATTTCACTTGCAGTTAACATTTATATTATTATAGACATTTTTATATTGCGTCTATTTTAATAAAAAAAAATATATTATATAGTAAAATGATCATTCACAAATCTCATTCTAAAACTGATTTAATTGATTTAATTAATCATCTCAATATAAAAATTGTTTTCTCTCATCAAGATAATAAAAAAGATATTCAAGATAAATTAATAGAAACATTAAAAGGCTCGATTAAAATTGAAAAGAATTTTTATAATATTGAAAATAAAGATGGCTTAATTCAATATCTTATTAATAAGAATTCTAAAAAAATATTAACTATTAAAGAGAAAAATAATGTCATGATGTTATGCAAACATATCATTCAATATTGTAAAAATAATTATGATTTAGAATTTACAAAATATGATAATGTAAAAGAACTACAAGATGATTTAGATTTCATAAAACAATTTGGCGATATACCTTCTGTAAGAAGATGTTGCCGTTTAATGAATAATGATCCCAAGTTTAAAGGTACAACCTTTACACCTTTAATTTCTCCACAAGTAAAAAAAGAATTAGATGATAAAAAAGTTGTTAAAAAAACTCATCTATATAATTTAAAAATAAGACATGCGACGCCAGAAGATCCAATCATTGTTAGCTTTGATTAATCTGTCTATACTTATCCAATTATTATATTATATTTATTTTGTGATATTTATAGACAAGTTCAAATGTTTAAAATAATATATTATTCATATTATAAATGACAACATTAATTAAAGGTGATTGCATCGAAGAATTGAAAAATTTAAAAGATAAAAGTTGTGATGTAATATTCACATCTCCGCCATATTGGAAAGGTTTTCAATATGAAAGTTATTTTAATAGTTATAAACAATATTTAGATTGGTGTGAAATATGGATAAAAGATTTAAAAAGAATATTAAAAGATGATGGATATTTTTTATTGAATATAAGTAATGACAGCGAAACAACAATTAAAGCTTTTGAAATTTTAAATATTGCATTGAAATATTGGAAATTATGTGATACGATAATATGGTTTGTATATAATAGACAACCAGCCAACACAAATCGACAACTAACAAATCAACATGAATTTATTTTTTTATTAAGAAAACATAGTAATAATATAAATATTCATAAAGAAAGAATTATTGATAATGATATATTCATCACAAAAAATATTGGAAATGTTTGGAAAATACCATTCAAAAAATCAGAGTTTAGTTTAAAGAAAACTTGTGGTGGTAAAAAGAATTGGGGACACGCTGGATACCCAGAAAAATTATGTGATTTAGTTATTCAATTATTTAGTAATGAAAATGAAACAATATTAGATTGTTTTATGGGTATGGGTCAACTTGGTTTATCTTGTAAAAATATGAATAGAAAATTTATTGGTATAGAATTGGATGATCATACATTCGATATTGCAAATAAAAGATTAAACTAATTTCTCAATCTCGGGTTCTGGCTCTGGTTCTCTCGGTGGCACTAATGATTGACTTTCTTGTCTCTTCAATATTTTATTCTCTTTTTTTAATATTTTTTTTTCTCTATCTAATATCTCATCTTGTTTTTTATTACCTTCATCATCGCTATCATTCGGGTCTGGTGGTGGTTTTCTTTCACACATGCAAACATTACAATTATCACTAAAACCAACTCTAAACTTGCAATAACATCTTGATTTAAAAATAACTACAAGAATACCAGATACAGCCCCGAGTATTAATCCAGTCGCACCAGCTAACTCATTTATATTAAACTTCTCCATTTGAAGTCCAGACATGTTTATTATATTACAGATAAAATTATCTAATATAACCTTTTAATTTTTTTTTTCTTAACTTATCAGCTAAATCTTTATCAGCTGTTTTATATGTTTTGCCTTTCATTACAAAGGCATATACTCTTGCCATAGCCCATTGTTCAGGTGATTTTACAGAAGGTCTTACAGATTGTGGGTTTGTTTTATAAGCTCCAACACCACGATCATATACTTCATCTAATATTTTCTTTGGTATACCAGTTAAACGTACTATATCATCTTTGCCATTTGCAGTATTTTTTGGCTGTTTATATTTCATGTTGAATTTTTGTTTATTTGTGAGAACCATTTATTTTATTTGATATTTTAATATTGAAATTAAAATAATCAATATATTATAATGTCAGAAAAAAAACCAATTGATGATGTTAAAGAGATTATCGAGATTGTAAAAGAAAATATTGAAGATATTAAATCTGATATTAAGTTAATTAAACAATATATAAGAAAAATTGAAATTAGAAAAGAAATTGAAGAACAAGAAGCCCAGAGACAAGAGAACGAATATGTGATTGAGAAGAAGGGTTGGTGGTGGTGATCTCTTTGTCGAGACTTTTTCAATTATTCTATTATATTTATTTTTTGATATTTATAGACAACGCGTTTAACTTTTATTTTTTTTCTAAATATATATTATAAATGACCGATGAAATTTCTGTACTCGTACCAACTTATAATCGCTCAAAGTTTTTACCTTTATTTTTAATGAACTTGAAGAGCCAATCATATCCCCATGACAAACTAAAAATAATTATTGATGATGACGGCACTGATAAGTTCATTAAAGATATAAATGAAGTAAGAAGAATTTTACACCCAATGCAAGTTCAATACATTAAAGATAAACCCAAAAGAAGTATTGGTAAAAAAAGAAATGATCTTATTAAAGCTTGTGATACTAAAATATTATGTTTTTTAGATGATGATGATATTTACATGCCATCTTATATTGAACATAGTTATAATACATTAAAAGAAAAAAAGGCTGGTTGCGTTGGTTCTGATAAAATGATATTTTGTATGACCGATAGAAATTTTGATTTACATGCGATAGATTGTGGTAATCGAGCTGTAATGATACATGAAGCTACGATGATGATGACTAAAAGATGGTATAAGGCTTCTGCAAGGTTTGCCAATAATTCAGCGGGTGAAGGTAAGAATATATTTGCGGGTCATGAGAAAAATGTTGCCATTACTGATATTATGAAATGTATGTGTTGTGTACAACATGGCGAAAATACAATCAGTAAATTACAATTTGCAAAAGAAGAAAATAAACTTGATTTTAATATTTCTGATGACTTTAAAAATATATTAAAAAAAATATTAAATATTAATACTTAAATATAATTTTCTATTATTAATTATATAAAACAAAACATGTTTGATTTATCAGAACAAGAAATAGAAAATATTTTAACTAAATATAAAATAAGAAAAGAGAAAGATAAACAAAAATATTTACAGAGAAAAGATAATGAAGAATTTATTGCTCAAAATAGAGCCAGAGCCAAGGCTCATTATGAAAAAAATAAAGATAAAAAAAAAGAAAGATATGAACAAAATAAAGATTTAGCCAAAGCTCGAAATTCTTATTATTATTATAAGAACCTTAATAAAATAAATGTCTTTCAAGAAAAATACCCAGAAAGATTTGACTTATTAAAAATGTATGGTTATTTTAATGAACAAAACCCATTCTCATCTACATCTACTTCATAATCACTTTCAGAAGTAGCTGAACCTTCATGGTCAGAATAATATTCTTTTTTAACATATTTTGGTGGTTTATAATCTGTATCTCTTAATACAGATATTAAATCTGGTCTACCATTCTTTGCAAGAATTGAAATAATTTCTTCTAATTCATCTTCTTCAATCTTGATCGTAAGGGTCATCTAATATATCATATTTATAGATTTTTTTTTCGGGAAATAAATTTAATAAAAATTCAACACAACCTTCAATTGTGGCATCTTCTTCTTCACACCAGTATTTCGTAAACTCTTTCTTACCGATTAAATCAAGTCGGTCAATCGCTTCAAGTTCAATTCTCATAGCTCTTTTAACTTCATGTGATACTTTTAAAGGCATTTTATAATATATTAAATAAAAAAATCTCAAATTAAAAAAAATAATATAATATTATATAAATGAATTCATACACAGATCTTCAAATCATAGAATGTAATAGACTTCATAGTGAAGAAGCCAAATCAAATAATAATGAAAACTTTTCTCTTTGGACTAATAATTTGCAAGATATCGTACATCTTGAACCAGGTGATAAGGTTTCAGTTCATGGGGCTATGATTTCAGAAAGGGGGGCTGGGCAAAGCTCTTCAATTGAAATTAAAGGTCAAAGCTTGGGTTTCAAACAAAAATTCTCTTATATTAATTTATCTTATACAAATGCGTCTGATGATTTACCAACAGGTTATGAAGTTATTAAAGCTATACCAACAACTGATGAATTAGAAGTAAGAGATGATACAGCTTATTTCAAAATATCTTATTATATAAATGCCAATGGTCATAATTATATTCATTTACCGAGAAGATGGTGGTGGAATGAAGACAAAGAAAAAGAAAACTTTTATAATAATGATGATAGAAATAATTATGGTATGGCATTAAATGACCCATTCGCAGAAAATGATTTTGTGTTGTATGATGATTTTTACCAGCTTGCAGGTACAAAAAATTATGGTGAAACTGGCACAGGTGAAAGTGGGTATTTAAGTAAACCAAAAAATGATAATTCGAGATTTACAATCATGGTTCGAGATAAGAGTTATTATTCACAAAAATCGGCATCTGGTAATTTAATACAACTACCAGGATTGAGAGACCCAGAAAATGCAATCTATTACCCTTATGAAGAATTAAAGAAAATAGAAATACCAAAAGGCTTTAATTCACCAGAATTTATTTCAGAAGAAATCACACGTCAATTACAAAAAATAAATAATAGAACAACAAGATTTACCCGTTCAGCCACAGACTTAACTGATAACCCAGAAAGACCAGGGCACCCGATACCCATGTATCAAGAATTCAACGCTGAATGTTATAAGGCTTTTAATGTCGCAAGTATTTATACAGATATGGGTAATGCAACCACTGGGGTCAGACAAAGAGATAGTTATAATCATTATATTTTAAATGGTTCAACTGGGCCATCTAATGCATCAGGTTTTGAATATTTACAAAATTATCATATTGTCGCATGTAAACGACCAGAAATATATAACACTGGAAGGCATATTAATATTGATACTACTGGTGTTAATAATGGAATATTTGGGGCAAGAGTAGATAATATTTATGATGGCAGTTTACTTCTTGGAACAACTGGAATAATTCTTGGCATACCATATAATGAAGAAAATGTCAATAAATGGCGTGATTTTATATTAGCCCAAGAACTATACCCAGAAGTCTTTGATATATTTACAGATGAAAGAACACCATATAATGGTAGTGATAATATTGATAATTGTAGATATTGTCATATCAATAGATATAATAATGCCAGTATGACATTTGACGGCAATTATCAATTGGGTCATGGTGGATACTTTCGACCAACTTGGAAAAATAATGCATCTGCCAATTTTAATAGTCTAATTCTACCATTTCAATATGATAGCTCACAAAAAGATATCTTTTATAAAAAACCAGAAGAAGGTAGAAATCAAAAATCTTATGGTTGTTTTGGTAGAACAGCTAATGGAAGTATGATCATTTACCCAACTAAAAATAATGGTCGGGGTTCAGCTTTATTTAATTTAATTGACGCTGGTTCACTGGCTGGGGGTGAAATTGAAGAAGGGAGAAGAATTGGATATGATATGCATTTTTCAGCCCCAGGGAATACATGGATTTTACCATATAGTGGAGTAGCTCAACAGCCTTCATCTTATGATGACAGGGCGAGAGTTTTGACAAATTATGTAATGTGTAGAAGTAGTGAAAAAACAATTTTACAAACTTATAATTATACAAAATCTACCAATCATTTAAGGGGCAAATTATATATGGGAGCTGATGCACCAAAAATAAATTGGAATGGTACAAATTTTACAATCTCGGATTTACATACAGCTATGAACCGCGGAAATAGTCAATCAGCGGAAGCCAGTTGGGTAGATAATGTGAGCGACAGAGACCCACAAGCCGACGACGTTGTTTTTAAAGTAAACCCAGTAGAACAATTTGGAGATTGGACACCCGCAAGAATGCCGTATGAAGAAAAAAGAAATTTTACAATAACAACAGGTGGAACTGATAAAAAAATCACATCAACAATAATAAATATGAACCTTGAACCATGGACAATTTATGATAGTTTATCTGGAATAAATATTGAAGATTTTGGATTGACAGAAGATCAATGGAACGGAACTTTGTGGGATTTATTGGGTTTTAGTTATAAACAATTTCATAGTAAAACAAATAATAGATTAAAAAGAATTGATACTGACAATAAACAAGATTTATCTGTAATTACAACAAATGCAAAAATACCAGAAGGTCAAACAAAATTCTTTTCTCAAAATATGTTTAATGTACCATTATATAATAGTATGCTTCAAAGATCGGGTATTTTACAAGATAAACACAATGTTTATCAAATAGCTTATTACCCACCAATTATAGCTAAAACTTCGAGTATTGAATTAGTAGCTGATAGATTGCCGACAAGAATGATACGTGGCTATTATACAATAAGATCTAATCTATTAACTGAAACACCATTTATTGGTGGTAAATTAAATAATACAACTATGCCCATTATTGGTATGGTTGATAAAATTAATGGTGATGGGGATTTTTATTTTGGTCAAGAAAGTTCATTAGAATTCACAATCACAAAACCTTTAAGGTTGGCTTCGTTAACATGTTCAATTCATGACCCCGATGGATCTTATGCAAATACATCTGAACAAAATACAATCTTATTTAAAATTCAAAAAAATAGAAATGTAAGCTTTAATGTTATTCAAGAAATATTACAACAAAATAAAGGTAAGTTGCCACCCAATTTATAATTTGTCGAGACTTTGTCAATTATTATATTAATATTAAAATTGGATATTTATAGACAGACAACATTTATTTAAGTTTGAACCTTCGTTTATAAGCTGAAATATTTTTATTTCTATCAGTATATGCCCCCCATAATATATAATAACTTAAATAACCAGCCGACATATAATCACCCTTCTCTAAATCTTTTTTATGACGATCTCTATATTTATCTCTGCGTGATTTTTCTTTGTGTTGGGTATAATCTTCATAGCGGATATCGCCAAATTGTGTCGTCTTTATTTTCTTACCTTTATCATCATAAAAAATAGCTTTTAACTTTTTATTTTTAGCCGTGCCTTTTTCAATTACCATTTTAACCATGTTTATTTTAATGTAGATAATATTTATTTTTCGAGAATTTTAAATATTATTGAATGAATATATTAAGTTGTAAAATTTTAGATTATAAACTATATAAAGAAATGATGTTCTATATATTTATAATAGAAAACAATGTCAGAAAAAATTAAGGTGAATTCTGAAAAAAAAAATATTTCTACTAATATAATGAATAATAAATA